CTCATAGAGAGAAACACCAGCCACAACATAAAGACGATTATCACGCGATACTAAAAAGTTAGACCTAATAGGAGACTCAGGTAAAACAAGCTCCTCTTCAAGACCCTCAACGCCGCGAAAAGTAACATAAGGTTCATCTTTTGAAACTTCTAGATAAGCGTTAATAGCCGTAACTCTTGATCTTTTAGAATCAAAGTCGGCATCTGTTCCCCCTAATGGGATTCTCTCATTTCTAGCCATAGCGCTGCATGTTAATAGTTATAGGGTACACAGGGTTATCATAAGAAAGCGCCTCAGCCATCGTTTCCTTAGCTCTTAGGTATATATCCTGCTTTATCTCAGGAGAAACACCATATCTAGGAGCAAGCATACTAGCTAGATTTAAAATAAACGCATTAACCCAATAATCAGGGATATCTATATCGTCAGCGTTGTTCTCTACAATGTTTAGCTTTCTCTCGTAAGTAAAGTTAATAAGCTGATCAGCATTATTAGGCGTTGACCAAAGATACATTTTCCCGAATGGCTCTTGCCTTGAGTAATAAGCTTGGATCGGTGTTCCTTGCTGCTCTTTATTAGGCAGATTAAAGTAATCCTCCCTAGACTCAAAAACGATAGGGATTTCATATTGATCTGACTCTCTGCGCCTAACGTTCATAACTCTAAGAACAGGGATAAAGGAATCTCGGTAATTTCTGACAAATCCGCCGGATAGCGTATCACTCTCAAGAGGGTCATCTAGATTAACTGTAAGTGTTGCAATACTCGCAACAGTTGTCCACTGCACAAACCCCGTGTGTAGTATGATTCCGATATTATCACCAGCTTGAATGTTATCGACAGACAACACCTCTATAGAAGTATCACCCGCTGAAGCGTCTGCTGTTGTTTTAGTTTCAAACCACTTATTGGCAAGCTTAGCTGTTGAAAAGTCATACTCAGCCTGTCCTTTTTGAGGAAACAGAGTCCCTTCCGTCTCAGTCCACAAATGACCGCCATCTGTTTGTATCTGCTTAAGAAGTCTATTTAGCGAATCATAGGCGCGAGTGTAATCGTTGCCCGTGATAGTTTCACCTTGACCTACAACAAGCAATTCTTCTAAAGCTGCTTGTATGACTTGGTTAGCCGTTCTTGTGTATGAATAAACGCCGCTTAATGCCATAATTCACCTATATAATAGAAAAAGCCCCTGTAGTATCACCGCTGTCCATTTGGGCAAACAGTTTTGCAACCTGAGTCGAGCTTAACCTTTCGGGTTTTGTTCCAACTAACGCCATAACACCCTTAACGTCATTAAAGCCAAAGCCGTTTTGGGCGCCAATAAAAGCATCAACAGGATCGGTTGGTTTGGTAACGCCTGCCGATGTTTGAGACCAGTAACTATCGTTTATATAAGCCTCAATTACATCATCAATAACTGAAACCTGTACACATATCTTATAGACCTCACCTACAGCAGCCTCTATTCCTGTATCTAAAAACCCAGCACCAGCATTTTGAACCTTAAAAAAACCATTTTGAATCCTTAGCTCTAAAGGTGTGTTGTTAATCACAAGAATAAATTTGTTACCTAGCACGTTATCATCAACTTGAAGCAAGCAACTAAAAGATAGCTCACCATCTGCAGACATTGTGAAATATTGAGCTGATTGTGGGGTCATTCCGCTTGGGCCGCCATTCAGATCTACACCAAGATAGCTATAGCCAGTTATAGGCGCTTTATACGCTGTGTTAATAAAAGCATTCATGTTGTCAACACCCAAGGAAGGCAAAAGAGGTGTATCTGCATCATCTAACCGCCATGCGGCAGAAAAGCCAAGCTCAGACCAAGTTGAAACAATTGTTTTTTCTTCTGATACAACAGGAGATAGTATTTCTTGCTCACTTCGAGCTTTTTTGTAAACGGTTTGCGGTGTTGGTATAACCGGAAAGTCTTGAGGCTGTCTAACATTCCAAGCCTCTGGGATAACCATGAAACCCTCCCAGCGCTCAACCTGCTCAGATAACTTGCGTTTAAAGCCTGATCGAGTTACTGTCCCACTTCTTAAAAGTGTTTATTGGTGTATAAGGTTTTCCGCCCACGTTTACCCCTTGTAGCCATTAGCTCGCATTGCAGCTATTTGGCGATTTACTTTCTTTTCCTTATCCTTTCCTGTGTAACACTTGCCTTTTTTACCGTACTTAAGGCCAGCTCTACCCTGCACTCTGCATACTGCTTTAGGCATGTAAAACCTCCTTATACCTAACTGTTATTCTGTAGGAATGTCTTTGAAGTCATCAGCAGAGCCATTAAATAACTCGCCGCCTGTCAATGTTCCTTTCTCATCACTTACAGTAGGATAAGCATCTTCGCCTAACTTACAGTAAAAAGTTAAATCAGGATAAAATTCTGCTGAAGTAAAGAAAGCGTCTGGGTTATCAGGGTCGACCGCTTGGTTCTGGAAGTATTCCTCAATAAACGGGCCTGTAAATTTTAAATCGCTGCCGATTAGGTTGTTTACACCGCCGTTCCAGTTGACACCGCTAAAGGTTGAGCCGCCTGTGCCTGACCAGCTTTCGCCAATCTTTAAACCGCCTGTAATGTCTTGCCCGTCAATCATAGTCTGAGGGATCGCAAGGTTTGCACGCATTGCATAGGAACCTGTAGAAGGCTCACCTATGTAGTACTTTAAGCGCTTTGTAGTTGCACAGTAAACAAACAAAATACGGCTGAAATCACTAGGAGCATACCAAGTGTTAGCTTGCGCTCTTTTAGTTGTGTTGAATAAGTCATTATCAGAGGTAACGTATAAACCCCAGTTACTAGAACCCGCTTGAGCCTGTAGAGTAATGTGAACACCACCACGGCTAAACAAAGTCATCTTAGAAGGTGAGCTAGGGCCGGTTACACCAACCAACGTGATACCGATAGTCCAATCTTGGGTGAAGTCTAACGCCGCGTCTGCATTGTCAAAACCAATGTAATCATTAACACCATCTAGGTCGATGTACTTGTTAGACTGGTTGCCTACTGATGCAAACTCTGAAATAGGCACAAAGTCCAAAACATCAAAGCTGTAAAATTGAATCGCTTGAGCCTCACCGGCAATAAGAACAGTGTTTAGCTTTCCTGCGGTTGGTACATAGTCGCCCTCAGCAACCGCTTGAACGGCATCTGCTTTGCTCTGGAATAAACGCTCAAAGCTGTTAAATTGATTACCTAAGCCGCGAAGTGATAACTCGTCAACTCCTAATGTGTCAAGTATAGCCATTGTTTTAGCTCCTTATCCTATATTTACAGTTCTGCAATAGAGACTGCCTGATATCAAGCCTTCTCTTAAAATTTCTGTGTCGCTAAAGTCGTCCTTGTATTTACCGCCGCTTGCATAAATCTTGATGTTCTCTTCTTCGTCTAAATAAGAAAAGCCATCGGGCAGGATTTCAGGCAAAGGACGCTGTGATGTTGTTCCTTTAGCTCTAATTTGTGTCTCTGAGTTAAGGTATAAGCTATACCCTCTCTCTAACATTATTGTGTTAACGTCTTCTAGGGGGATTTTTTGATCATCCCATTCTAAAACAGGAAAATACCCATGCGAATCGCTCATGCTTAAAATGCCATCATTTAGCATCATATTAAGGTCATCAAGGTTTGAATTTGTTTCTTGATATACAAGCCATCTAATAGCCATAATATTTACCTTTCCTGAGCTTTTAAAATTACTAAGACCCCATCAGGAGAAGCCCCGATAGTGCTACTTTTAGTAACTTGCATGGAAAACTTATCGCCTCTATCAAAAGAGATTGGAGTTTCTAAAACAGCGCTTTGTGCAACCTCACCTGTTGAGGCAAGTGTGACACTAAGTGCTACAGGAGAACCGTTTTTCTCTAGCGTATAAGTAATGTCGTTGCCATTTCCTTGAGGGATATCATGAAACGCAGTCATAGAAAAAACGTCTAAGTCGAAATCTACTATCCCCTCAATCCTGAGCGTTGGCGCAGTTTGATAAGTGGGCGAGCAGTAAGGCACTAAGTATCGAGTTGCTGTACTTGAAGAAATGCCATTATTACCAAAGTTAATGACAAAGCCACCACCAGAGGAAATAGGAGCGCCGTTTTGATACAGCTTTCCGTATACGTTTAAATTTTTATACTGTGTAAAATCTTCGCCGTTTATTCTGGCGCTAGGAGGTGCTGTCATAAAGCCTCCTTAAGATGTCTTAAGAACAGTAAACTCTACGACTAACTCCGCTTCAAAACTGACAAAATCGGTTCCAGCTAGCGTGTAAGTTATTGCTTGACCTTCAACAACAGCGCCCGATGTTCCCTCAACAGGAACAGGGAGAGCTAAAGATAGTCCGTCACCAAGCTCTGTGCCTACTCCGCCCTCTAAACCTATAGAGATAGTAGCAGGATCACCAGCGGTTTCCTCATTAATTACATTAAGAACGACTTGCTTTACTACACCTCTTTCAGGTGCGGTAACACTTAAAACCTGCTCCGCATCACTTGCAACAAGCGGCAATTTTATTACATATGTTTGGCTAGCAGGATCAGAAACACCTTGATTCGTTTCGGTGCCTTTACGACCTGTAGATGATAAAGCTGAAAATCTTGTAGGCATGTTAATCTCCTAACAGTTGCCAATTACCCCAGAGGGCATTAAGAGAAAGGGGCCTTTCGACCCCTTGTGTCACTATTGACCTGAACCCCAAGCACAACGAGGATCTGTCCAACCGTAAGAAACATAAAACATACCTTTGTGACGGTAGTTAGATGTACCAAAGTCGTTGTCAGTCTCGAATGTGTAAGGCATACGCTCAAAACGCTTAAATCCATCCATGACGTCTGTCTTAACAAACCACTCAGTACCAGAGCTAAAGCGATGGTTAACGTGGTAGCCATCTTTAAGATAACGATAGATAGGGTTAATTGCGTTGTTGCCAGTATCAACCTCAAAGCGAGTGTCCATGATACGCTCAGCTACAAACTGTAACTGACGTGGAACGTGCAAGCTTATAACTTCTGCATTGATTAACAAGCCAGCGCCATCACGGTAGTCAGCAACTTCAATAATTGCATCTTCTAAAGATGCTTGAGAAAGAGCTGTAGCCGCAGCGAATGAG